TAATGTAGTTGGATTACCACCAGACCAAACATTACCACGAGTTTCAACTGTGTCAAATAAACCTTGAGTACCAGCAGCACCAGTAGTTGCTGGAGATTGAACTGGAGTAGGAATTAAATTAATCCAGCTAGCAGCTCCTGATCCAGCTTCAGCTGGAACACCTTCCACCATTGCCATTTCAAGGTAATCCTCAAAACGTAAACGTGTTTCGTGCTCTGACTTCATATACCACAAGTAACCTGTAGCTCCATTCTCAGTTGTAACTTCAACCCATCCGATTTGTGCCATATCAGAACCTGATACTACATACTTATCTTTGATGATAATTGGTTTACATTCAAAGAAATCATCTTTAGCTTCTAAAGAACCGATCATTCCAGTTGTTCCTTTTGCAAACTCAGATCCATAAACAAATACAGTAAGACTAGCAGATGCAGCAAATCCAGTTGGTTGACCACTAGCTGAGTAATATTTAACTGTAAATGAAGATCCGTCATTTGCTACAGCAGATACAATTGCTTTACCTGAAGCAGAAGAACTGTTGTCTGATAAAAATACTGTTTGATTTTCTCTAAAATTACAAACGTCACTACCACCCATAAGATATAAAGCTGTATCAGATCCATCAGCATCATCAGCTGTAACGCCTGTGTACTTAGTGTGTAAACGACCTTGCTCAGCCCATTTGATCAAGTCAGAGTTAGATGGTAACTCAGCTCCAACCATTCTTAAGAATGATGCGATAGAGCGATTACCGTAACGTTCGAATTCTTTCTCGTAAGTATCTGGTAAATACTGATTCAAGAAATCAAAGTTTGTAATGTAATTTGTAGGCAATGTTGCCTTTACTGCGCTAGGTGTAATTGATACACCTGGGTTCGCTGCGATTGTTCCAGCCATTTTGTTTTTTGTTTTTAATTTTTAATATTCCTTATAACTAATCTTCCGTTGCGACCATCATCTAAAGCTGTAACCTTCATTCCTTGAGTAGGTGTAATCTGTGTTGCTTGACGAGTCATGTCAATATTTTTAGACTCTCTAGCTACATTACCTACCGCTTCTGCCATTCCTTTTTCATAAAAGAATTTAGCAAATTTCTCAGGGTTTGATGCCACTGCAATAGAACGGTGAAATGCTTCAGCATCTTTAAGATAACCCTCATCATTCAAAAACTTCGATACGAAGTTCTCTAAATTAGATTGTTCTTTAAGTAAGTCTGTTGAATCCCCTGGCTTATATACCACCTTCTTATTCTCATCAATGTTGAATCCGAAACCTTCGAATTTATCAGAGAATAGCTCATTGGTTTTGTCAGAGAAATACTTTGACTTTTTTTGTTGCTCCTCATCCGCTTGTGACGCAGCTTGTTTATAACTTTTATAAGCTTCGTATGTCTCTTTCTCTTCATTTGGAACTAAAGACTCCCTTGACTCAAGTGGAACTTTGTATTGTTCTTTTAATCCGTTAAAATACTCCTTAGCTTTTGTAAGTTCTCTTTTCTTTGCCAGTTGTTTCTTCTTAATTTCTTTCTCGTCATCATAGTCAGCATCGTATGCAAACTTTGATTCAAGGTCAAACTTAATATCATCAACGTCTAAATCTTTATCTACACCTTTATGATATTCGAATAACAACTGATCTTGGTCCATTGAATCGTAATCTTTATTCAACTGAATAAAATCCTCGATCCCACGACCAGTTTCTTTCTTGTACTTTAAGTATGTTGCTACCTCTGGATCTAAATCCTCATTATTTGATCTTTGCTCAAATAACTCATCAAGATTAGCAATCTCCTTATTGTACCTTTTTCCAATATATGAAAGAACTCTATTGTCATCAATCTCAATCTCTTGAGGTGTTTCTTCAACTATAGGAGTATCTACAACCACTGTATCAACTACCTCTTCTTCTGCCGTTCCGTTTTTCTCTGCATGATCATTAAGCAACTGTTGCTCAATCTCAGCTACCGACTTTTCTTCGAAGTCAACAGCACGTACTTTAAATTCTTCTGCCATTATATTATATTTTTTTACAAATATAATTATAATTTTTATCTTTGTAGTACAGTACCTGAGACTGTTCTGCTACAGCACCATCTCTGGTCTTTTTCTGTGTAAAGGAAATCCGAAAGGTATAACTTATGACAAATCCCCACGTAAGACTATTGACGAATAGAAAACTACGTGGGTTTCTTTTGTATAATATATTAGCCAAAACAACCAATAAACAACTATTCTGTATAATATATTAGCTGTTTACAGTAAACTACTTACTGTAAACTAAATGTCGCAAATACTTAGTAATAATTGCGACACACTCGTCACATATATAGTATATATTTGGGACAAAAAACAATATAAATTTCCGAGGGGGAGTGCGCAATTTGTCCAGTATATTTCTTAAAATACTGGACAAATATACGGTAATTGTAGTTGTTTACCGTAATTATGTGTGTAAGCATATAATATGATAGATATACCAATTATTATACGCAAATACATATATTATTCGTTTAAGGGGGAAAAATTGTGCTCTATATAAGCCATAATTAAAGTTTGTTTTTCATTTTAACTTTTTTAGTTATAGGAAACAACATATTTACATCAATATTAGTTTCAGCAGAATAATCAGAACCTTTTGATCTAGTCACTGATACAGATAATGGTCCTTTTGATACAGTAGCACCTGTGCTAGCATCATATCCACTAGTTGGTGATGCAATAAGGCTTCCATAAGGTTTTACCTTTAATTTACTATTTCTCATATTATCTAGGGTTAAATGATTCTAAATCAAAACCATCCAAAGAATCCTCTGTAGATTCAAAGTTTAATGGTGGTAAGTTGTTCTTTCTTTGATTAATAAGCTCTGACTGTCTTGTAGCTTGAAGGTCAACACGTTTATCTTTAGCTTCTTCCTTCTTATCTTCACGCTTCATTAAATTATCAGTATCAACACCTCTCAGTGCCATATTGTATTGGAACTCTTTATCCATTAACTGAGCTTTAATAGCAGCCTCTGCTTGCATTTGTTGAACAGCAAAATTCATTTCAGCTTCTCTTAACTGTATTTTAGATTGAGCTTCTAGCTGTATCATTTGAGCTTTTGACTCAGCTGCTGCTTGTTGAGATTGAAGATTAGTTTGCATCTGCATCTGGAAATTCATTTCTGTTTCCTTTTGTTTTTGCTCCATTCTTTTCTTTCTCTTAACCTTCAGCATCTCATTAGCCAACTTGATATTATTGATCATTCTAATATCAATAGCATCCTCTAAGTCAATTGTTTGTTGCTGAAGAGATATTTGAATATTAGCCTCAAGCATCTGTCTTTGCTCCTCATCTGGAGACACATCTATAAAGATACCAAAGTCATGTAAATACAATTCACGAATATCATCTAATATCGCAACGTTATACTTACCTATCTGCATAGCGAACTCCTCAGCAAAATCAGCGTACTCTAAAATGTCCGCAATTCTAACCGAAATACATTCAGCTAATTTCTTAGTCATAGATAAACCACCTTCAAGAATGTGTCTTGTAGCGGTGTTTGAACTCAATGCAGCTAATTTTTGAACACCGACTAATGCATCTGGGTTTGGTGTCGATCCATCACGAACTTCATTAATACCAGTAACGTCACGTATCATATTCAGATAGTGATTATAGTTACCAATCAATGCTGCCATTTTAGACTGACCACTATTAGAGTTTAACTCTTGAATAGGAATTCTTGCATTATTAAAGTCACCGTCTTGAGTGTAGCTTCTACCAATAACACTACCAGTTTGGAAATACATCTTTAATGCATCTTCTGGATTGTATGCTGCTCCAGTACCTAGGTCAACCTCATTAATACCATCAGCATCAATGAACACCCCATCAGGAACTACTCTTGCCATTACTTGCTGTAACTTTAAGTGAGTCAACTGAATCTGATCAGCAAAAGGAATCATACGTCTAACTAAAGACTCAGAGTTTCCTTTATACATTCTTGGTGAAAATACAACGTAGTTAGGTAATGCTTTTTGTGATGCTGATTTTGGACGAACCATATTCTTCATCATCTCCCACTTCAATACAATATTTGATCCACCAACCAATATACCATCATACCAAACGTCACGAACTGCTTCTACTCTTTCGAATGGAACACCTTCTTCCATTGGGGGATTAAACGACTCATCTTTTCTAATTACTCGTTCACCACCGTTGTCTAACATCTTTTTCTTCCATACAAAATTCTTATGAGTCTTATAGTTGAAATATAACAATGTAACAACCTCATTTAAGAATGCACTATCTTGATAGCTTCTAATGATAGGGAAGTAATCATACCAAGCAGATGCTGCATTTCTAATCTCATTTAGTTGCTCATCTGTTAAGGTAGGATCAATTTTAAGAAGCTCAGTATAATGAACTTGCTTAACCTCACCGAAGTAATAACAGTCAGCAAAGTCTGGCTTCTCTGTATAGCTATGAATAAAATTTGTAGGATCTACGTAATCAATTTTTAAACCATCATTAATCAAGAAGGTATGACGAACAACCGCTTTACCTAAAACAGTAAGATCGTAATCAATCATCTTCTTAATCTTAGGATAGTCATTCATTTTAAGAACTGTATCAATAGCAACCTCCTCAGCAATCTCAACACTTGGTTTGTATTTAAGTTGCATATAAAGAGACAACTCTTCATCGTTCTCTGGTAATTCATTTGGGTCAACATTAAATGCGTCAACTCCAAACTGATCTTTTGTTAGTTGTAAGAACTCTTTGGCTACCATGTCAGCCTCTATCATGTCCTGGAATATATTCTTCTTCTCAGCGGACATTACGTCTTGAGACTCGGCTTTGAT